TTTTAGCTGTTTTCTTTTTTCCCATCATTGTATACTCTCCTATAGGTTTGTCGTTTAATTACAGTATCTTGATAATAGTCTTTTTCCCATTTATCATAATACCCTTTTTTATGAAGAAGCTTTGATGCGTTCTCCAATTCATTATATGGTTGAATAAGAACCATATAAAACTCGTAGTCTGCTTCTATATTTGTTTCGTGTTCTTTTAAAAAACTAACTTGTTCTTCGTCTCCATCTTCGGGATGAAAAGGCATAAGGTAAACATCATTATAAACAAATGCATAGTTTAATGCTTCTGTATAACAAGCTAATTCTTCGCAAGTTAAATTTAAATCATCACAAGCTACAATAATTAATTTTTTATTTTGTTCTTTTATTGTTCTTGCTTCTTTAGAAACAGTATATAAAAAATCTTTACTATATTCTACTTCAACAATTTTAACTTGGTTTTTTAGTCTAGCAGCTTTAGCATAA